GGGTAAGTCTGTTGGTAAGAAGAGACTCATCATATCTTATCTCAAGGATACTAACCAATGGCATTGTCACCAATGTAAAGTAGGGGCAGAAGAGGCGCCGATGGAGTTCCATCATATCGATGGGAATCGCTATCACAACCGTCTGTCAAACTCGATGGTGCTCTGTCGTAATTGTCATGGGAGGACACAGAACTTCGCAGGTAGAAACAAAGGGTGTGGCCACTATATATAGTTATATATAGTTATCTAGAGATATATATAGTTATAAGAGATATATATAGTTATAAGAGATATATATAGTTATAAGAGATATATATAGTTATACGAGATATATATAGAACTAGCATTAGACTAACACTAGACTAGTATTAGACTATATATAGTCCCCCTCTGTATATGGGGATAGGCTATCATTGATTTCGAAATCTGACAACCCCTTGACAAAAATAATTAGAGGATGTATTTATAGGGCAAGACCCGCAAAAATAAGGAGACGACATATGACAATAAATTATGACCCAAAAAGGTTTATACGACACACCAGTTGTGATAAGTGTGGATCATCGGATGCCAATGCTTTATATGCCGACGGCTCTCGCTTCTGTTTCTCGTGCCGAAACTACACTGAACCTCCCAAGGACAAGACCCGACTTGAGGAACTGCTCGGAGATGACACAAAAATTCAAGGCTCGGCGCCGAAAGTTATACCACTAGGTGTTAGTAAACCTATTACTGAAAGAAAGATAAGCCAAAAGACTTGTGAGTTCTTTGGTGTGACAACCACTAACGATACTAAACCTAATCTATATAAACACCACTACCCCTACTACGATAGTGAGGGTAACCACATTGCAACCAAGGTCAGAAGAGTTGTCGATAAATCATTCACAGTGGAGGGTAAGACTGGGAAAGCTTTATTGTTTGGCCAACACTTATTTAGTTCTGCTAACAATAAGGTGGTAACAATATGTGAGGGAGAGATTGATGCAATGTCTGTCTATGAAATGTTTTCACCTAAAAATTATACAGTCGTTAGTGTTAGGACAGGCGCAGCTGGAGCTGTTACAGATTGTAAGAAACAATATGAGTATATTAATAGCTACGAAAAAATATATATTTGTTTTGATAATGACGAGCCTGGTCGTGAGGCGAGCAGAAGAGTCGCTGAACTATTTCCACCAAATAAAGTATTCATTGTAAATCTTACACTCAAAGATCCTAACGACTATTTAGTTCAGAACAAAAAAGAAGATTTTATTAAACGATATTATTCTGCACAAGCCTATACACCAGAGGGTATCATACTTGGTGAGAATACATGGGATCTTATTGCTAATGAAAAGGTAATTGAATCAATACCTTATCCGTGGGAGGGTATGAATACTATGACTTATGGTATGAGACTCGGTGAGTTATGTACGTACACTGCGGGGTCAGGTATAGGTAAGTCTAGTGTAATGAGAGAACTAGCTTACCACATAATAAAGAACAGTAATCATTCAGTTGGTTGTTTATTTTTAGAAGAATCTATTGAACGAACAACCAAAGGTATCATGTCTGTACATGCCAACAAACCACTGCACTTACCATTCTGTGAATCAACTATGGAAGAGAAACGTGCAGCATGGGAGGCTACCCTTGGTACAAACAAAGTAAGAATGTGGGATCACTTTGGTTCTACTGATATCGATAACATTATATCTAAAGTACAATACCTAGCTAGTGGATTAGATTGTAAGTTTATTATACTCGATCACTTAACTATGATTGTATCGGCTATGACTGGTGACAATGAGAGAAGAGCAATCGATAGTATAATGACAAGGCTCAGAACTCTAGTCCAAGAACAGAACATACATCTGATGTTGGTATCTCATTTAAGTAGACGAGCTAGTTCAGATAGTGGACACGAAGAAGGTGCGATAGTTAGTCTGTCACAACTCAGAGGTTCGCATGGTATTGCGCAACTCTCTGACTTTTGTTTCTCATTAGAAAGAAACGGACAAGCAGAAGATATGGAGAAGAGAAACCAAACTATAGTTCGTATACTGAAGAACAGATTTAGTGGAGAGACTGGCCCATGTTGTTGGTTACAATGGCATAAAGATAGTGGTCGCTTGACTGAAATATCTAACCCCAAAACCAAAGACAACGATGACTTCAAGGAGGTGAATGATGGATTCAAAATTTGACACAGTAGTTCTAGATATAGAGACGGATAGTTTAGATGCTACCAAGGTACATTGTATATGTATTCAAGACTATGCAACTGGAGAACAGAGAGACTTTATACAAGAGCAAGGATGTAAAGAGTTCAAAGAGTTTCATAACCACGAACGTAAATACATTATGCATAATGGTATAAGCTTCGATGGTCCAGTGCTAGAAAGATTATTAGGTATAACAATTCCTTTGGAAAATATTATTGATACACTTCTTATATCTCAAATGATTAATGCACACATAGATGGTGGTCATAGTTTAAAATCTTGGGGTAAGAAACTAACACGAGGTGGTAAGCTAGAGTTTAAAGACTTCGAGGAATATTCAGAAGAGATGCTGAAGTATTGCCAACAAGATGTATATGTCACACGTAAACTTATGCAACACCTAGCGCCAAAGATAACACGGTTCAGTGTTGAAAGTGTACGTATGGAACATCGCATCAGAAGAATCATAGACCAACAAGAGAAGAATGGATTCTATTTAAATATAAACAAGGCACATGATTTGTTAGAAGAGTTGAAGACAAAGTCAGAAGATTTAAAGAAAGATTTAAAAACTATATTCCCCACAATATATACACCACGATTTCATAAGACAACCAACAAACCATTAAAGGATCATGTTGATGAGTTCAACCCTAGTTCTCGTAAACAAATAGCAGAACGATTGCAAAAGAAATATGATTGGGTACCAAGTAAAACTACACCAACTGGTCTACCAGTTATTGATGAAAAAGTTTTGAAAGAGTTGGAGTATCCAGAGGCTAAGATGATTGCAGAGTATCTGTTGTATGAGAAACGTGTATCACAAATACAATCATGGTTGAAGAATGTTAAAGATGATAACCGAGTGCACGGTAGAGTTATAACACTGGGTTGTGTGACATCTCGTATGAGTCACTATGGCCCTAATATGGCACAAGTCCCAGCAAGTTACTCACCTTACGGTAAAGAGTGTCGTTCATTATGGACTATACAAGATCCAAATAAGTATTGTTTAGTTGGTTCGGATGCTAGTGGTTTAGAACTACGATGCTTTGCCCACTACTTACAGAACCCAAAGTTCACGGAGCAAGTAGTTGATGGTGACATACATACATATAATCAAAAGATTATCGGATTAAAAGATAGGCCAACGGCCAAGACTTGGGTCTATGCATTTATCTATGGAGCTGGAGATGCAAAGCTAGGTCAGATAGTAGGCGGTGATACGGTTGCTGGATTAGGTAGTCGTAAGAGATTTATAAATAAAGTTAAAGGTATGAAAACTTTAACAAGTAACTTAGTTAATTTATTACGACAACGTAAGCGCAAGTATGGTGAGTACCAATTGGTTGCGCTTGATAAAAGGATTCTACTTGCACGATCCATTCACTCTAGTTTGAACACACTTATTCAAGGAGCGGGTGCAATTATATGTAAGCAATGGCTACTCAATATAATTGATGAGGTCGACAAGCAGAACTTGGATGCCAAGCCAGTGGCTAACGTCCATGATGAGGTACAGTTTGAAGTCCGTAAGGAACAAGCTGTAGATTTTGGCAACATTACAAAGGAGGCAATGAAAAATGTAGAGATACAATTTGACTTACGATGTCCACTAGATAGTGAGTATTCAATCGGCACGACTTGGAAAGAAACCCACTAACTGTTGACACTATTGATAGTATGGTATACTGTCGAGGTGTTTCTTTATTGAGACACTAATTTTAATAACTTTTATAAACTTTTAATTTAAGGAGATAAATATGCCAGTAATTTCAGGCACTGCTTATTGGGCGAAAGTCCACCAACCACATTACGATCAATACAATGAACAAGGTATCTTTTCTATTGACGTAGCAGTGGATTCAAAGACTAAGAAACAACTACAAGACTTGGGTCTTGGTCCTCGTATTAAAAACAAGGGTGACGAGAGAAATGATTTCGTTACTATCAAAAGAAAGTACACTCGTAAGGATGGTACAAAGAACTCTGCACCTCGTGTTGTAGATTCTAAGAAGACACCAATTAGTCCTGATGTTTTAATCGGCAATGGCTCACAAATTAATGTAGCTTTTGATACATACGATTATAATGTCGGTGGTAACCAAGGTGTTGGCTCA